GGAGCAGCAACTCCAATATTAGGAGTCTTCAATGGATGTTTCTATACTGATCCAACAACCAAGAAACCAACATTTAGTAACTATTATCCAGGTAGCATTGCTGCTGATGATATTGTTGCTAATGTTATAGACGATCCACAAACTTTATTTTTGATTGATGCTGATGCAGCATTTACTAGAGCAGGTTTGTTTACTAATTATTCAGTAACAAATGTGACTGGTAATACTGACACTGGTATATCAAAAGTACAGTTAGATGTATCTGAGGTAAGCACCTCATTTAGTTTTGCATTAATGGCAGTAGATATATCACAAGATGTGAATAATGAAGACACTGGAAATGCAAACGCTAATGTTGTGGTGCGTATTAATAACCATTTCTATCAGCAAAATAATAATGCTGATACTGGCGTATAAGGGGGTAAATTATGGCAATATCTAGAAGTCAACTCGTCAAAGAACTAGAGCCTGGTTTGAATGCTCTCTTTGGCTTAGAATATAATAAATATGAAAACGAACACGCAGAGATCTTTCAAAGTGAAGCATCTGATAGAGCTTTTGAAGAAGAAGTAATGCTAAGTGGTTTCGGTTCTGCTCCAGTAAAACAAGAAGGTGCTAATGTGTCATTTGACCAAGCAACTGAATCTTTTACTGCAAGGTATACACACGAAACTATTGCTATGGCATTTGCTATTACTGAAGAAGCTATTGAAGATAATTTATATGATAGATTAGCATCAAGATACACAAGAGCTTTAGCTAGAAGTATGGCTAATACAAAACAAGTTAAAGCTGCTAATGTATTAAACAATGCTTTCGATAGTAGTTTCACAGGTGGTGATGGTAAGGAGCTTTGTGCAACTGATCATCCTTTAGCTAATGGTGGTACTTTCAGTAATGAACTTTCTACTGCTGCTGATTTAAGTGAAACTTCATTAGAGCAATCATTAATTGATATAGCTGCATTTGTTGATGAAAGAGGTTTAAAAATTGCTTTACAAGGAGTAAAGTTAATAATTCCAAAAGAGTTACAGTTTACTGCTGAAAGAATTTTAAAATCTCCACAAAGAGTCGGTACTGCTGACAATGATATTAACGCTATGGCTTCAATGGGAATGATCCCACAAGGTTATAGAGTTAATCATTACTTAACAGATACTGATGCTTTCTTCATTATGACTGATGCTCCTAACGGAATGAAGATGTTTGTTAGAAGTCCAATCAAGACAGCTATTGAAGGAGACTTTGATACTGGTAATGTAAGGTTCAAAGCAAGAGAAAGATATTCATTTGGATTCTCCGATCCTAGAGGTATATTCGGCTCACCAGGTGCAGCTTAATAATCTCTTTGAATAAACAATTAAAAGGAGCTGTAAGGCTCCTTTTTTTTTAGTGATTCGCATTTTTTAAAAAATTACAATTAAATAAAAACTAAGTTTTCTGCACCTTTCGAGGTTTATTTGCATATCACATCTTTTTAAGATATATTTATATTATTAACAACAACAAAGGATAAACAAATGACAAAATATAAAATATACCAACCACAAATAGACAGAAACAATGTTTCATCAGAGATTGATAAAGCATGGCAAGAAGTAATTTTTCAACATAATATAAGTAATGAGGAATTAGAACTTAATGTAAATAAACTATCTGAAAATGTTTATAAGCACACAGGTAGTATTGATGCTAATAATTTAGATGAAGTTTTTCACATTGGTAATACTGACAGAAGTAAAGTAGAAACTACTGATATACCTTTTGTAAGTGTAAGTGTTGGCGATTTAATTTTAGATACTGAAACTCTTGAGACAAATATTGTTGCAAGATTTGGTTTTACTCCAGTAAATGTTAGAGAAATCGCATAAATAATATAATAAATAACTAAATCAAAAGAGGACTTACATAGTCCTCTTTTTTTTTGTATACTGTTATTACCAAGAATTTCATAACTGATATAGACAGGCTTGGCTGACACCCCTAGAGGACTATATCTTTTAACTAGGAGAAAAAAATGGCAGGAGTACATTTTACAGGTCCAATTCTTTTTGCTGGTAAAAACAACGAAAAGAAATGGTTCGAAAACTTACCAATAGATAAAAATCCAGATTATGTAGTTTATTTTGATGATTTTGACAGAATTGGTTTTGATTCAAATACTGGACACAGATGGACAGTAGTAAAAGATTCAGGTGCATCAGTAGCAATTGCAGCAGATCAATTAAATGGATTAGTAAATCTTAACTCAACAGCGACTACAGATAATGATGGAGCTTCAATACAAAAGAATGAGATCTTTCAAGTACAAGCAAATAAAGATCTTTGGTTTGAAACTAAAGTTAGAACCTCTGATGTAACAGATACCGATTTGTGCTTTGGTTTTACAGTAAACTTTACTACTAATCCAGAGGCAATGTTAACAGCAGCTGATAGAATTGTTTTTCAAAAAGATGATGGAGATGCTTCAATTTTATGTAAGACAGAAAAAGATGGTACGGAAACATCAACAGATTCTGGCATTGATATGACAAACGATACTGATGTTACATTAAGTATTCGTTGTCAAAGCACAGGTAAGGTTGATTTTTTTGTAAACAGAAAATTAGTTGCAACACATACAGACAATATTCCAACTGATGAAATTTTAACAATAGCTGCTATGTCTTTATCAGGAAATGCTACAGGCACTAAAGTTACATCAATTGATTATATGTTTGCTGCATCTGATAGATAAGGAGATAAATTATGGGTTTACAACTACAAGTTAAAACCTTTAAACCAGCAGCTGCTTCTACCACAAGCGTTGCAGCTGCACAAACTCTTGGAGGAGCAGGTAATATGACTTTAGTAGCAGCAGCAGCCACTGGAGCTTATGCAGGTACTAATGTAGGTTCTACTATTAGTTTGACCTCTACTGGAAATATATCTGCAAGAACATTTACTGTCACTGGAACTGATGCTTCTGGTTCTGCTATTACTGAAGATATAACAGGACCTAATAATACTACAGTTACAGGAAGTGTGTTTTTTTCTACAGTAACTCAAATAGCAGTAGATGGTGCAGTTGGAACTAATACTTCAGTTGGTAATGGTGCAGATACAGTTGGAGCTATATTTACTGGAGCAACAAGAGTTAAAGGTGCCCAAATAACAACAGGAGGAACTATATCAGATATTAGTTTCAAAGAATCTTCTCAAACAGGAACCACTAAATTTTTCTATACTGTGGCTACAACCACAAAAGACTATATGGAACCTTATATACCTGATGAGGGTATTTTGTTTAGAGAAGGAGCTTTTATAGATTTACCGTCAGGTAGTGTTGTTAGTGCGACAGTATACTATGGATAAATATACAGCAGATCTTCTTAGTTTCAAAAATGGGGGTATGCCTCCTAGAACTAAGAAGTATTTTAGGTCTACTGAGTCTGGAGCTGGAATGACTAAAGCAGGTGTTGAAAAATACCGAAGAGACAATCCAGGGTCCAAACTCAAGACTGCTGTGACTAAAAAAAAGAATTTAACAAAAAAAGAACAAGCAAGAAGAAAATCATTTTGTGCTAGAAGTGCAGGACAAATGAAGAAGTTTCCTAAAGCAGCTAAAGATCCTAATTCAAGATTAAGACAAGCAAGAAGAAGATGGAGGTGTTAAATGAAATTATCTGATAACTTTTCTTTAAATGAATTTACTAAATCACAAACAGCCTTAAGAAATGGTATAGACAATACACCAAGTGAAGAAGTAATAGAAAACTTAAAAGCATTATGTGAAAATGTTTTGCAACCCATAAGAGAATATTTCTTGATGCCAGTTTTTATATCCTCTGGTTACAGGTCGGCTGCTTTGAATCACAAACTCGGTTCGAGTATCAGCTCACAGCACGTTCAAGGTCAGGCAGCTGATATTGAAATATTTGGTATTGGTAACAAAGAGCTATCAGATTGGATAAACGACAACTGTGAGTTTGATCAATTAATATTAGAGTTTCATAACGAAGAAGACCCTAACTCTGGTTGGGTTCATGTGTCTTATAAAAAAGAAGATAATAGAAAACAATATAAGAGAGCAGATAGGAATGAAGAGGGAAAGGTAGAGTATACTTTTGTATGACGATAGGTAGAAGTCAGATGAGGAAACAAATATCAAATCCTCCACAAAAAAAGAAATGGTCAAAAAAAAGAAAAAGTAAAATAAATTGTGCAAGACCAAAAGGATTTAGTGAAAGGGCACACTGTGCCTCAAGAAGAAAGAAAGCAAGGTAGACACAACGAGTGTGAAAGTTTATATTAATAGTAGGAGTTCATTATGACAAAATTATGCCCAAGAGGAAAAGCAGCTGCTAAAAGAAAATTTAAAGTTTACCCAAGTGCATATGCGAATGCTTACGCATCAAAGGTTTGTGCAGGAAAAATAAAAGATGACAGGGGAGTTAAAAGAAAAGATTTTAAAGGATCTAAACCATCAGGGTCAAAAGTAGCGAGTGCTGCTAGAAAAGTTAAAACAGCAAAAATAGGAGGTACTATGAAAGTAAGAAAAGCAGGACTAGGAGCAATTATGCTTTTAAATGAAGTAAGAAAGCAAGGTAAAAAAGAAGGTAGAAGACAGGCAGCAGAGGGTCAAAGTCAAGATAAACAATATCAAGAGTTTCTTGCTATGAAAGAAAAAGATAATATGACCACTGCAAACAAAGGTAAGTTTGTAGATATACCACAACAGTCAGGTATGGCAATTGAGTTGTCTATAGATGGAGATGATAGTTTTGTAAATCCTTCTGCACAAGCATACTATAAAGATCTATTAAAGTAATGTCTGGTTTAGATAAATGGTTTGCTCAAAAGTGGGTGGATATAGGAAGCAAAGACAAAGACGGTAATTTCAAACCCTGTGGTAGAAGTAAACAAAAAGCAGATGCTAAAAGAAAATATCCAAAGTGTGTTCCTCTTGCAAAGGCTAGAAGAATGACTAAAGGGGAAAGAAAAAGTGCAGTAAGAAGAAAGAGAGCTAAAGCTCAAGGTGTTGGTGGTAAACCGACTAATGTTAAAACTTTTGCAGTTCAAGGAGGACTAGCAGATTATTATAAAGGAGTAGTGTAATGACTAATGAAACTAAATTAATAAATGATGTATTGTATAGTTTAAAAGTGCCACCAAAACAAACTCGTCAAAATAAAAAAAGTATGCGTAGATCAGAAAAAAACATAAAACGTAATTTATATGATGATGTTCTAAAACCTTTAAAAAATGCAAAAGGTGGTAAAATAGAATTACCAAAAGCAGCTGACTTAGACGGTGATGGAAATTTTAACGAATATGAAACAGCACGAGGTGAGGCTATTCAAAAAGCTATGGCTAAAGAGAAGGTAGAAACAGCATCTCTTGGTAAAGCAATTAGTAGTAAACTGCCAGAAATGATTAGTAGATTTCAAGCAGATCAACAAGCAAAAAAAGCAGAAGAAGAAAAAATGTTTCAAGAAATGGTAAAAAGAGAAAAAGCAAAATACGGTAACACGCAAAAAATGAAAGAAGGTGGTATAGCCAAAGGTGGTGGTATTGCTATTAAGGGTTTAAAATTTAAAGGTATATTTTAGGATATTAAATGGCAACTTCTGGAACAACTGCATTTGATTTAGATATAGACGACATCATTGAAGAAGCATATGAGAGATGTGGTGTTAGAACTAATTCTGGTAAAGATTTAAAATCTGCAAGAAGAAGTTTAAATATTATGTTATCAGAGTGGGGTAATAGAGGTGTACATTTATGGAAAGTAGAATTAAAAGAACAATTATTAACTGCAGGAACAGCAACTTATACTGCACCTACTAATGCAAATGATGTTTTAGAGGCTTATGTAAGCACAACGACTGGAACAACCACATCTACTAATGATGTATCTTTAACTAAAATTAGTAGAAGTGAATATGCTGCATTGCCTAATAAAGGTTCACAAGGACAACCTAGTCAATATTATGTGGATAGACAAACTATTCCAACAATTACTTTGTATCAAACTCCAGATGCTTCTACTTATACTTATTTAAAATATTATTATCTTAAAAGAATAGAAGATGCAGGAGCATATACAAATCAAGCAGATGTAGTCTTTAGATTTATACCTTGTATGGTATCAGGTTTGGCTTATTACTTAAGTATGAAAAAAAACCCACAATTAGTACAACAACATAAATTACTTTATGAAGATGAATTACAAAGAGCTTTAACAGAAGATGGACAAAGAACTTCAGTTTATATAACACCACAAAATTATTTTCCACAAGGATAAATTATGGCATACGCAAGAGGTAAATACGCAAAAGCAATATCAGATAGATCTGGTATGGCATTTCCTTACAATGAAATGGTAAAAGAATGGAATGGATCTTTTGTGCATAAATCTGAGTTTGAGGCAAAGCAACCACAAATAAAAAGAAAACACATTAAAGCTGATGCAATAGCATTAGCTAATGCAAGACCAAGACCTCCAGAAAATCAAAAACAATTTTTACTTTATATAAGTAATGGTTTTTTCGCTAATCAAGGTGACACAGGTATAACTGGTGGAGCTAGTATGCGAGTGTCTGATAGTGATAAAATTTTAGGCACAAAATTAAATGCAGTTGAGGCAACAGTATCTGTAGGCACTAACTTTACGGTGGTAATTTCATGAGTATAACACACGCTAATTTTTTAACACAAGTAAGAAGTTATACTGAAGTAGATTCTAATGTTTTAACTGATACTCTATTAGATCAATTTATAAGAATAGTAGAATTAGATATTGCTAATAAAGTAGATTATGATGATATAAGAGAATATGTAACTGCTGTTACTGGTACCTTGAGGTATCTTAATGTACCAGATGATTGTTTAGTAATACGTTCAGTGCAAATTATAAATAACAGTACAAGAGATTTTTTAGAAAAAAGAGATACTTCATTTATAGCAGAATTTAATCCAACAGACGCTACTGGGCAACCAAAATACTATGCTAATTGGGATGACAAAAATTTAGTTTTTGCTCCTATACCAGATCAAGCATATGAAATACAATTAAACTATATTAAAGACCCAGAACATTTTAATTCTACGACAGATACTTTTTTATCTAAACATCAAGAGGCTTTGTTGTTACATGGTGTATTAACTGAGTGTTTTAGTTATTTAAAAGGTCCAGTTGATATGTACAACTTATACAAAACCAAGTATAATGAAGAAATACAAGATTTTGCGTTGCAACAAATGGGTAGAAGAAGAAGAGCAGAGTATGATGATGGGGTTCCAAGAATACAAGTAGCTTCTCCTTCACCTTAAAAAAACAAGGAGATAAATATGGCAATAACAACAAGTGTAGTTTGTAATGTATTTAAAACAGATGTGTTAAAAGGGGTGCATAATTTTACAGCAGCACCTTCTGGAAACACTTTTAAATTAAGTATGTATACATCAAGTGCAACTCTTGGTAAATCAACAACATCTTACACATCTGATAATGAGGTAAGTTCACCATCTGGTTATAGTGCAACTGGAAAGGCATTAGTATCATCTACTCCAGTTTTAAGCACTGACACAGCAGTATGTGATTTTGCTGATTTAACATTTGTAGGAGTTTCACTTACAGCAAGAGGTGCCTTAATCTACAATGATTCAGCTACTGGTGATCCAGCAGTTGCAGTTTTAGATTTTGGTGGAGATAAAACAGCTACTTCAGGTACATTTACAATTCAGTTTCCTACTGCTAATGCTTCAGATGCTATTTTAAGAATAGCTTAAATAGGAGATAAGTTCTGTGACTACTAGAACGTTAACTATTACTGTTGTAGGTGGTAATCCTTCTAATCATCCTTATCATAATGTTGGTTCTAGTAATAAATATGCAATAGATGGTTCCACTGCTACAGCAGATGTAACACTATATTTAGCTGAAGGTGGAACTTATGTTTTTGATCAATCAGATAGTTCAAATAGTGGGCATCCATTAAGGTTTTCTACTACAGCCAATGGTACTCATAGTGGTGGTACAGAATATACTACAGGAGTAACTGTCACAGGAGTTCCTGGTAATGCAGGTGCAAAAACCACAATTATTGTAGCTGACTCTGCTCCCACACTATATTATTATTGTACACAACATTCCAATATGGGTTGGACTGCAAACACTGTTGCAGCTACTTCTTGGGGTGTTTTATCTTGGGGTCAAGGTGCTTGGGGGGATCAAAATGACATATCGGTATCAGTTACTGGAGTTGCATCTACTACTGCTCTAGGTTCTATAACAACTGATGCTGAAATAGGAGAAGGTTGGGGTAGAGGAACTTGGGGTAATAGAGTATGGAATGGTGTTTATTCTGTTATACCCACAGGTGTAAGTGCAACAACTGCTGTTGGCAGTGTAACACCAAGCATATCAATTAGTGTATCAGTTACTGGTGTAGCATCTACCACAGCTGTAGGATCTGTAACTACAACACAAGGAGTATCTTTATCAGTTACTGGATTACCCACTACAAGCTCTATAGGCACGATTACAGCAAATGGCACTGGAGATGTATCTGCAACTGGATTATCTCTCACAGGGTCAATAGGTTCAGTTATTATAGCTCCACTTACTATTGCAGATGCAACTGGTGTGGGTTTGACATCTAGTGTTGGAACAGCGATTACAGCTTTTGACAGTTTAGTGTCTGTTACTGGACTAGCTCTAACAAGTTCTGTAGGATCTATTACTCCTATATCCATATACTCGGTAACTGGAGTTTCAGCAACATCAGCAGTAGGTACTTCAGCAGAGGTAACAGGCACTGGTATAGTAGATGATGTGACTGGACTAGTATTGACGAGTAATGTTGGAAGTGTAATAATAATAGCATGGAACAGAGTAGATACAGGCACACCTGTAACCTGGACAAAAATAACAACAGCAGCGTAAAGGAAAATATATGGCATCTACATACTCATCAGATTTAAAACTGGAACTCATGGCAACTGGTGAAAACGCTGGTACATGGGGAACAAAAACAAACACAAATTTACAATTAGTACAACAGGCAATAGGTGGTTTTGAACAAGTTACGGTTGGGGATGGAGCAACAGTTGCTCTTGCAATGACTGACGGTACTATATCAAACGCAAGAAACATGGTTGTTAAAGTGGCTACTGTAACCCTATCAGGAGCCACTGTTTTAACAGTACCTGACAGCATTGAAAAAATGTATATTTTTGATGTAACAGCAGTAACAAATCCAACGAACTTGACTATCAAAACTGCAAGTGGAACTGGCTTTTCTCCAGATCAGGCGAAAATATATTTTGCATACTCTAACGGAACAAATATTGTTGAAGTATCACTAGATAGTTTAGGTGGTGCAATTGGCACAGCAAGTTTACCAACAGTACCGATTACAAAAGGTGGTACAGGTTTAACATCAGCAGGTTCTGCAAATCAAGCGTTGAAAATGAATAGTGGGGGTAGTGCATTAGAGTTTGGAACATTACCTATAGCAGGTGGTGGAACTGGTGCAACAACTTTAGCTGGTGCTAATATCGTAGCGTCAAATGCTAATACAACATTTACAAAAGCATTGAGAGGTAGCACACAAACTGCTGGTTCTCAAACAGGTAGTGTAACATTAGATTTTGACACCTATCAGAATTTTGTTTTAACAGCAACAGGTAATGTTACTTTAGCTAATCCAAGCACAGAATCAGTGGGTCAATCTGGTATTATAGTATTTATTCAAGATGGTACAGGTAGTAGAACATTAAGTTTAGGCACAGATTATGAAACAGCAGGTGGTGCTGGTTTAACAATATCAACAGCTGCTAATGCAGTTGATGTTATACCATATTTTGTTAAGGCTTCTGCAAGTATTCAACTAGGAGCACCCCAACTTGCATTTGCATAGGAGACATAATTAATGCCAGTACAAGGTGAATTTTTTCAAAATCCTGGTGGAGCTGGTGGTTTCTATGATTATCAGATACAACAATCAGCTAGATTTGATAGAGCAAGTGATAGCAGATTAACTAGAACATTTGGGACAGCTTCTTCTTTAAAAAAGTTTACTATTAGCTTTTGGTTAAAAAGAGCTTTATTAGGTGCTGCTATTTCTGGTGATACTTATAAGTTTATGAGTATTATGAATAAAACAACAGGTAATTATGATGGTAATGCTGCTGCAATAATTTTTGATTCAAGTTCTCATGTAGACAAATTTGGTCTTTATAGATTTCCTGCTGGAAGTTCTACTTTAAGAAGTGATGGTTTATTTAGAGATACTACAGGTTGGAATCATTTAGTTGTTAGAGCTGACACTACACAATCAACAGCATCAGATAGAGTGCTAATGTATTTAAATGGTAATCAACTTACAACAAATACTCCTTCAGCAGGTTATTTATCACAAGATGCTGATTATACTACATTTGCGACTGCTGATTTACACTATATAGGAACTAATGCATCTGCATCTGGTATGGGATTTGATGGATATTTAGCAGAATTTATTTTTGCAGATGGACAATCTTATGCTCCAACTCAGTTTGGTGAAACTAAAAATGGAGTGTGGATTCCAAAAAATCCAAGTGGTACAACATTTGGTAACAATGGTTTTCATCTTAAATTTGAAGATGCAAGTGATTTAGGTAATGATAGTTCAGGCAACAATAACGATTTTTCAGTAACAAACATGGGTGCAGACCATCAAGTTCTTGATAGTCCGACATTTGGGAGTTAATTATGGCAAGTAGTGGAAATTTTACTAAATGGTCTCCTTTATTTAAAGATACTAATTTAGCTTCTTTAAAAGAAGCATGTACAAGGTTTGATGGCACGACTAATGCCACGAGTGCTTTAACTGATTTTGCCATACCAGTTGGTACTAAGTTTTATGCAGAAGTTATAGCTAAGTTAGGTAGTAATTATTACAATATTTTTGGCATAGCTCCACCAGATTTGAATTTAGCAACTTATGCTAGAAATTTAGCTAATGTATATGGTATAGAACAAAGGACTAATCCTGGTGCGTACACAATAAATTCAATATCTAATACTACTGTTGGCTCTGATTCAAGTAGCCAAGGAGATTTAGATACACAAGTATTAACTTATGGAATAGCAGTTAATAGAGTAGATAACGAAGTAAAACTTTATTTAGATAACACTTTAAAATTTACCTTATCTATTCCTTCTACTGGCGAATTTCACTTTATGTGCAGTTTTACTGGTGGAAATAATGCTACATCAGTTCATTACAATTTTAATGGAGGACACGATTCTACGGGAGCTGGTGATAAAACTGCAGCAAGTAATACAGATGAAAACGGCTTCGGAGAGTTCCAGTACTCGCCACCTTCAGGTCATTTAGCCTGTTGCTCGGCTAACTTACCTACGTCATCTGACATAGATCCTGGAGGAGATAATGGAGCAGATGAAAACCCTACTAAACAATTTGGTGTCCTTACTTATTCTGGTGGTACATCAGGTATTACAGGATTAGGATTTCAACCAGATTTAGTATGGATTAAAAGAAGAAGTGACGCACAAAGTAATGGATTATTTGATAGTAGTAGAGGAACAAGTAAAGTTTTAAATTCTGATGGTAACAGTGCAGAAGCAACTTCTTCTGGTTTAACTTCATTTGATAGTGATGGTTATACTATGGGAACATTTTATAATCAAAGTAGTTATACTTATGTAAGTTGGTGTTGGAAAGCTAACGGAGGAACTACAGCTAGTAATGGAAGTGGATCAATAACTTCTACAGTACAAGCAAATACAAAAGCTGGATTTAGTATAGTTACTTATACTGGTAATGATGGTTCTTGGGGTTCTGGTAATAGAGATACTTTTGGGCATGGTCTGTCGGCAGCTCCTGAGTTAATTTTTATAAAAGAAACAAATTCAGTAGACCAGTGGACAGTTTTTCATGCTCATGTAGGCAATGGTGGTGGAAGTAATGCAGCAGCAAACAATTTAGTTTTAAATACAAGTGCTGCTTTATATACTAATCAAAGTTATAAATCATTTGGTGAAACTATGCCTACTAGCACTTTAGTTACTGTTGAAGGTAACACTACAAATTCAAGCAGTTCTAATCATGTAGCGTATTGTTGGCATTCAGTTGATGGCTATAGTAAGTTTGGTTCGTTTGAAGGAAATTCAAATAATGATGGTCCATTTATCTATACAGGTTTTAGACCTAGACTATTATTTATAAAAAATATTGATAGTACAAGTCCTTGGGGTGTTTATGATGGAGAAAGACCAGGATTTAATGATTGTGATTTAGGAGCATGGGATGAATCAACTGCACTTGATAATAATATAGGTGCTTATCCATTAGACATTTTATCTAATGGATTCAAATTGAAAACGTCAAATGCAACAGTAAACTCTTCACATACTTGGGTGTATGGTGCGTGGGCAGACGTTCCTGCAAAATATAATAATGCTTTTTAAGGAGGTGAAATAAAATGTGGGCTTATATAAAAGATAATAAAATAGAGGAGATAATAGCGAGACCTAAAGATATGGTCATAGATGATATCAAACATTCTCGTAGAATTTTTAGTGCATGGACTTGGGATGAACTCAACGCTATAGGTATTTATACGGTGGAAGCAGGAACAAAAGGTGATGATAGGTTTGAGATAACAAGTCAACCTACATACACATTTGATAGTTCTAATAAAAAAGTTACTACTAAATACACTACCACTGATAGAGCATTAGATGATTCTGAAGCTAAAGATGATGATGGTAAAAATATATTAGATGTAGATGGTAACAAAGTAATTAATTATGGTTTAAAAACGTTAGCTAAAAATCAATGTAAAACTACTGCACACAGTTTAATTAAAAGATTTGGTTGGTTAGTTCAAAGAGTCACTATGGATAGTAGTGCCACGATTCCAAGTGCTGTAACAACCTACTGTGCAGCAATTAGAAAAGATTGTGGTGATATTGAAACAGCGATTGATAATGCAAGTGACATGGCAGCATTTAAAGCATTGTATACAGATGAGTTTAACAGTGATGGTTCAGTAAAAACTGTAAATAGAATTAATAGGTGGACATCAGATTCTACTGTAACCGACTACATAAGATAATGTTATGCTTAGTGAAGTCCAGATTGTTGGAGGAATAAACAAACAAGTTACACCGACAGGTGCCCAAGGTAAGTGGATTGACTGTGATAATGTAAGATTTCGTTATGGGTATCCAGAAAAAATAGGTGGATGGGAACAAACTACTTCTAGCACCTTAGTTGGTGTTGGTAGAGATATGCACATTTGGAGTGATCTTACTGGTAAAAGATATATAGCCATTGGCACAAACAAAGGTTTATTTATATACCATGATGGGTCTATGTATGATGTATCTCCTCTAGACACAAATGTAACCTCTTGTACATTAACGACAACTAATAATTCTGCTACTGTTACTGTGAATAAAGCAGCTCATGGACTACAAATTGGAGATTTATTTTTATTCTCTAGTGTAACTTTACCAGGTGGTAGCACTGGTTTTGTTGGTGCTGATTTCACACAAAATACTTTTGAAGTTATAACAAGAACTTCAGACACTTTTACTGTAACAGCAGGTAAAGTTGAATCTGGCTCTGGTTTTACTGCTGGTGGAAGTGTAACACTATCTCCGTATTTTAAGGTAGGTGATGCAGTGCAAGTTACTGGTTATGGTTTTGGGTCTGGTTTATACGGTGGTACAAATCCCTCAATCACTAGCACTACATTAAATGGTGCATTGTTAGATGATGCAAATGGAACTGGTGGTTCTGGCACTACAATAACTTTGACCTCTGTATCTGGTTTTAGTAGTAGTGGAGGCACATTAAAAGTAGGAGAAGAATTAATTACATACACTGGTGTAGCTGGTAGCACTGTTACTGGTATATCACGAGGTGCATCTGGGTCTACTAGATCTGCACACAGTGATGGTGCTGTAGTGCAAGAAGCATCTAATTTTACTGGGTGGGGTGATGCCTCACCAACAGGTGAAGTGACATTAGAACCTGGAAACTGGTCATTAGATAATTTTGGTCAAATATTAGTTGCGACTGTAAAAAATAATAAAACTTTTCAATGGAATCCGAGCAGTGCCTCGGCTCTGTCAACAAGAGCTACAGTCATAACAAACGCACCAATACAAAGTGTGATGACTGTAGTTTCAGACAGAGATAGACATTTAATACATTTAGGCACTGAAACAACTGTGGGAACGAGTTCACAAGATAAAATGTTTATACGTTTTTCTGATCAAGAAAATTTTGAAGATTACACACCAACGTCTGTAAATACAGCAGGTACTTTTAGAATTGATAGTGGTACTAAAATTGTAGGAGCAGTAAATGCTGGGAGTTATATATTAATTTTAACAGATACCTCTGCGTATACTATGCAGTTTGTTGGTCCTCCTTTTACGTTTGCCATACAACAGGTAGGAGCTAATTGTGGTTTAATATCACAACACGCAATAGTGGCAGTTAACGGTGTCGTATACTGGATGGGTCGAGCTGGTGGATTTTATCTTTATGACGGTACAGTAAAAAAATTAAATTGTTCAGTAGAAGATTTTGTTTTTACCACACAAGATACTGATGATTTAGGCATAAACTTTGATGCGTCTGATGTTGTGTATGCTGGATACAATTCTTTGTTTAGTGAGATTAATTGGTTTTATCCTAAAGCTGGATCTACACAAATAGATAGAGTGGTAAGTTTGAATTATGCTGAGTCTCTTTGGACAGTAGGTTCATTACCAAGAACTACATATTATGATAAAACTATATACGATAATCCTTATGCAACAGAATATAATTTAAGTGGTGTACCTAATTTTCCTATAATACAAGGTGTTACTAATACAAATGGTGCAACTACGTTATACGCACACGAAAAAGGAAATAATCAAGTAAATTCTGACGGAACACAAACTGCCATAATAGGAAGTATAGAAAGTGGGGATTTTGAAATGGATAGTGGTGGACCAGTAAGAGGGGAGTTTTTTATTAAAATAAGTAGGTTTGTTCCAGACTTTAGAGCTTTAGCTGGTAATGCTAGAGTTACAATTAATTTAAAAGATTTTCCTAGCGATACAGAGGTTAGTAGCAGTTTAGGTCCTTTTACTATATCTTCATCAACACAAAAAGTAGATACAAGAGCTAGAGCTAGAGCAGTAAGTTTAAAAATAGAAAACACTACCACAAATGAGAATTGGAGATATGGCACATTTAAAGCTGATATTCAACCAGATGGTAGACGTTGATGTATGGATGTAAAAAGAGTAGTAAGTTTTGATCAGGGTGTAACTTGGAAAAGCGAACATACCTCTAATCCATATGCTATAGTTTTAAAAGCAAAAAAAATATGGAAATTTACTAAAACTGAAAATCCAAAAGCATTTAAATTTTTTTCTAGTATTATTAAAGATAATGCTAAAATTTTTAGGTGGGGTTTACAAAAACAAAAATCATTTAAAATATTTTATCATAATGAATACTGTTATTTTGAAACACCTGATGCTATAATATATAGAGTAGTAATACAAAAAGATGAAAAAAAGAAAAAAGTAAAAAAAGCTAAAAATAATAAAAAAGATAAAATGGTGTACTAATGACAAACAAAAAAAAAGATCCTGTAAAAGGCACAGGTAAAAAACCAAAGAACACAGGAAGAAGATTATACACAGATGAAAACCCTAAAGATACAGTAAGTATAAAATTTGCTACTCCAACTGATGCTAGAAAAACTGTTGCAAAGGTTAAAAAATTATCTAAACCTTTTGCTAGAAAAATACAAATATTAACAGTTATGGAACAACGTGCTAAAGTAATGGGCAAAACAGAAGTTGCAAGAATAGCTAAGGCAGGTAAAGAAGCTATACGAAAAAAGGAGAAAAAAATTGGCTAAAATAAATACATTTATTCCAGAACCAAAAGAGGAATACAATATAGAAAATCAAAGATTAATTAATTTAGCTATAAGTCAAATAATACAAAAACTAAATTTTACTTATCAACAAGAAATTAAAAATGAACAACAAACATTTGAGTGGTTTTTATCATGACAATAAGATACAAAAATCAAGGTTATAAACAAACTGGTACAGGTAAAACTACGGTGTTTACTTGTCCTAGTGATGCGACAGTTATAGTTAAAAGTATTTACTGTGCAAACAATGATAGTTCGTCAGCTATATTAGTTAATATGAATTTTGTAGATTCATCTGACTCAAACACAGAATATGAATTTTTTAGAGATGATGTTCCAGCTAAATCACAAGTAAATGCTTCACCTCAAGGTTTAAACTTAGAAGCAGGTGATGCTATTACTGTGCAATCAGCTACTGGTAGTGGTAAAATACAAGGACTAATTAGCTATGCTTTGGTTGACCGTTCTCAAGAAAATGGATAATGCAACTTCATCAAGCTATTTTTAAAATAGAAAAAGTTATATCTAAAGACTGGTGTAAAAATCTTACTCAATATATGGATATTGTGTGTAGGAATAAAGCAACAGTTTTAATCAACAATAAAAGAGTAGAAGATACAAAACAAAGAAATGTTTATGATTATGGATTATCTGATCAAGGACAAGATGTTGATTATAATAAAATTTTGTCAGATGTAATTAAAGATAACATACGTCAATATTTAAAAAGTTTTACTTATTTACTAGAACTTAAAATGGAAGGTATAAATTTACTAAAATATACTGAAGGTAATTTTTATAATACACATATTGATTCGTTTCATACTGTTAACAGACAAATATCTATTATAATAAATTTAAACGAAAATTATGAAGGGGGAGAAATAGTTTTTATGAACCCTACTACAAGAAAACCATATAGTAAAATAGGTCTAAAAACTGGAGAAATGCTAGTGTTTCCAAGTAATTTTATGTATCCTCATCAAGTAACAAAAATTACAAAAGGTATAAGATATAGTTGTGTCAGCTGGTGTTATTAGACTGTATAAGTTGACAGCACATCTAATTTGTGCGAATATAATAGTAACAAAGGAGAAAAATTAAAATGACAAACAATTATTATTACATTACAACTGGGAAATTACAAAGAGTTGAACTTTATGATATAGCTAATGCCAAATCGCATTACTATACATCTGGTGGCAATAAAATGTATGTTTTGAGACATTCATTTGAAGGTGATAATGGTACTGTTAGAGATTGGTATGTTAAAACTTTATCAAAAAATATAGATGTTGCAATTGAGAAAGCTAAAGAATGGGTAAAAGAAAATGGTGAACAAAATCACGATTTAATAATTAATAGCGATTATCAAGAAGTAGACCCTAATGGCACAATTCCTCAATGGGTCAAAGATATTAAAAAGAGCAATCAAATAGAAAAGGATAAAGCAAAAGAACGATTAAAAAAGTGGGAAGCAGAACAAAAACAAAAAGATTTAGAAAGAGAGAAAAAAAATAAGAAGATTTTATTAGAGTTATCTCAATCTGAGTATGTGGGTCAACCTAAAGATAGATTAGAAAAAAAATTAACTATTAAATCGTGGTTTACAAAAGAAGTTGAACCTTACTGTTATGGAGCTGATACTCATATAAATATTATTACTCTAGAAGATGAGGACAAAAATCTATACACATATTTTGGTAGTGCAAGTATTGGTACTGACATTGAAAATGATAACGACACTAGAGATGAAAAACAACAATTAGTGAATTGGGTAGAAAGTAAAGATAGAGTGGGTAATACATATACTGTAAAATTTACAGTAAAAAAACATTCTTTATATACTCCTAAATTTGCTAGACTTTATGCCGATTTAAATTATAAAAGAAACTACACAATAAATGATTACGGAGTAGATTTTAAAGGTTCAAAGCAAACTGTAATACAAAGACCTAAAGTAATAAATTAGGTCTTTTATTTTTGGTCGTATGTGATATTATTTAGTTGTTTTTATTCAAAACTTCTCCAATTCAACCCTAACTAATCAGTTAGGGTTTTTTTGTTGCTCTGTCTTGTTTTTTATGTAATTATATGTGCTATGAAAAAAATACAATGTGAAACAAAAGAAGTATATAGAAACAAAAAAAACAATGTGGTTTATGCCTCTAAAGAAGATGCAGAACACGATATAAACAACCCAAACACAGATACCAAAAGAGAAGATGTCGTAAATGATGTTACCGTCATAGTGCCACCAGAGGCTTTATCTTTAGTCTCAGATACACAAAAATGAAAATTCAATATAACAAATTTTATTACAATCCTTTGCCTGATGATTTATCTATTCGTAAAAGTGATATTCATGGGCATGGAATATTTGCTAATAAAGAAATTAAAAAAGATCAAGATTTGGGAAGCACACACATTAAAGTTCCTATGATATTAGGTTATATCAGAACACCGTTAGGTGGTTTTCTTAATCATTCAAACAAACCAAATTGTGTTTTAGAAGTTACAAGAGATTGGGATGATTATATTATTTATAATGTATTTACTACTAGACTTATTAAAAAGAATGAAGAGTTGTTACTAGAGTATGGTGCTTGATGTTACCTAGAGGTGGAACAGAAATACAACATCATTTTTTATCACATTATGTAGATGAAAAACTACTATCTAATTTTCAGATATGTACATCTATACCAAATAAAGTTCCGATACTAGAAGATAAAATAAATATATTGTGGCAAAAAAATAGTTATGATCAACCTAATATATACCCTTGGTTTGAAGATAAAACTAACCACGACAAATTTGATTGGTATGTTTTTAATTCACATTGGAACTATGAAAAGTTTAGATATAAGTTTGATGTCCCTACTCATAAGTGTCACGTTATAAAAAACGGAGTTACAAACTTTCCTGATATGATACCTTACAAAGAAGGCGAAACAGTAAGAATGTTATTTCACGTTACTCCTTGGAGAGGTTTAAATGTATTATTAGGAGCTATGCAACAATTACAAGATTGTAATGTGCATCTAGACGTATTTAGTAGTTGTAAGATTTATGGAGAAGAATTTGAAAAAGCAAACGAACATATTTATGAACCATTGTATGAACAAGCAAGAAAACTAGAAAATGTTAATTATATAGGATATAAAGAACATTCTTTCATACAAAAATTTTTATATCGTTATCATATGTTTGCTTATCCTAGTATATGGGAAGAAACTAGCTGTAATGCAGCTCTTGAAGCAATGGCTAGTGGGTTATATTGTATTGTTACTAACTTTGGTGCATTGTATGAAACGTGTTCTGAGTTTCCTGTGTATGTAACCTATGATAAAAACTATCGTAATTTAGCTACTGCTTTTGCTCACGCTATTAGAGGTGCAGTAGACCATATGCACGAACCACGAATACAGGAACATTTACTTATGCAACAAAACTTTGTTAAAAGATTTTATAGTTGGGAAAAGAAAAAATTAGAATGGACAAGTTTTTTACAAGGAGCCTTAGATGCAAAATCATGAACCTATATACTCTCCTGATGCTGATTGGGTTGACAATAAAAAAATAAAACTATTCGTAGCAACACCTGTACATAGTGAGGTATCTATACACTATATGCAATCGGTGTTTAAACTACAAGCTAAGTGTAACGAAAAAAAAATACCTATTACGTTACAACTTATGAAATCCTCTTTAGTAACACAAGGTCGTAATTTATGTGTATCTGAATTTTTAAATTCTGGTTATACACACTTGTTGTTTATAGATAGTGATATATTATTCAATGCTGACTCTATATTTAAGATGTTAGAAAAAGATCAAGAGGTGCTTAGTATTCCTTATCCTATGAAGGTTATACAATGGGATAAAATTTTGAACAAATGGAAAGGTATACCTAGTATGAATGATACACAAGCAAAAACCAGTGGTAATATGTTTCCTGTCCGTATTAAAGATAAAGAAGATGATATAACTGTTACAAATGGTATGATTGAATTATCTCATTCTATGACTGGTTGTTTATTAATTAAAAGAGAAGCATTAGAAAAAATGGCAAAAGCATATCCAGACTTGATTATAAAGCAAGAAACAATGATAGACGGAGAGAAACAATTACGCAAAAACTTGTATAACTTTTTCGATACTTACTACGATCCAGAAGAAAAACTGTATCTAGGTGAGGATTTTGCTTTTTCACGATTATGGACAAAAATAGGTGGTAAGTGTATGGCTCTTATAAATGAGTACATTACTCACGTTGGAGAATATCAGTTTACTGGTAGATTAATAGACGAAATGGTAGCAATTCCCACAGATAGTATTGATACTTCAACTAAGAAATAGTAGAATATTTATATAATAACCTTAAGGAGTGTTTTATGGCAGTACCTTTGATTGTACCAATAGCAGCTGGAGTTGGTAGTTTTCTTTTAGCAAAAGCAAGTGGAGCATCTAACCGAGATGCTTTAATAGCAGGTGGAATAGGTGCATTAGGAGCTTATGGAGTAGGCACAGCAGCTGGTCTTGGAACAGGCACTGTAGCTGCTAAAGGCACGATAGCTGGTGCATTAGGTGGCACACAAACTGCAGCAGCTTTGACTGGAATAGGTGGTGCTACATTAGGAACTATGGCTATGCAAGGACAACCTCAACAAGCTCAAGCAAATGAAAATATGAATGTAGGATTTAAGGGAGTAGATCCAGCTCAGTACGCACAAGCTACAGAAAACTTACAAGGTATAACACAAAGAGCAACTTACGCTGATGCTCCATCAACAGATGTTGTACAACCTAGTGTTTATGATTTTACTAATCAAGAGATGTATACAGCTAAAGAAGGTGGATTAGCAGAAATAAAAAGATATAAAGAAGGTGGTGTAAATTATTTGCCAAGTAAATTAGATCACAATGAAAAAGATTATAATAATTATGTTAGAGCAAAAGGCTATGTTGAAGATGCTACAAGCATAGCTGATAAAGACGAAGATACTCTTCTAGCTCAATTAGCTGATGGTGAGTTTGTCAGTAGAGCTGATGCTATTTTAGGTGCTGGTATTATGGAAGGAGCAAGTCCTGAAGATTTTAAAGAGATGAGAAGATTAGGAGCTAAGTTCTTTTATAAACAACAAGACCAGTTGAAAAGGATTTACGACATAACCTCATGATAAATATTATCAAGGTTGATGTCGCAGAACATTGGACACGAGCATCTGTAATGTTAGCTGATGCTATAAATTTAAGTAACGGTAGGCATACACTAGAAACAACCTACAACAACTTAAAAAAAGGAGTTATGAGATTGTACGCAGTTTATTTTAAAGAAAAATTAAAAAGTTATTTCGTAACTCAAATCACCATTTATCCTGCAAAAAGTGTTTATGGAATTATTTTTTGTGGTGGTAAAGAGGTAATAAGACATATAAAAAAAATAGAAACTTTTTTTAAAAATGAAGCAGTTCTTAATGGCTGTAGAGGATTAGAAATTATTGGAAGAAGTGGTTGGGAGAAAGTTATTGATAATATGCCCTCTCTAGACTTTGAAGCAAAAGGTGTGTTTTATGAAATGGATACTTAAACTATTACCAAACAAAATAAAAGTTTGGTTGTACAAATGTTTATATGATGACATAGCTGAAAAAGGAGAATATGAAGATACAGAACTAGCTCACGTTAATCCTTATGAAGTTAAAATATTAAAAGAGATTGGTGGATCTGGTAGATTAAATAAATCTACTGGATTAAAAGGTTACTTTGGTGGTGGTGGATCTCCTGCTCCTGCTCCCTCTGGTGGATCTGGTAGACAAGAAACTATATCTAGAGAAGCACCAGAGATTGAAGCTAGAAAGTTAGCTCTTTACGATCAAGCTATTAATTTAGCTACTGAGCCTATGCAAGTTCCAGAGTATAAAGTAGCAGGTCCTTCTCCACTAGAAACTCAAGCATTTCAACAGGCAGGTCAAACAGGTATTGGTGCTGTTCCAGTACAAGCTGGTATAGGTGCAACATTGGGTGCAGGTCAAACAGCAATGACAGATTTAACTCAACAAGGGGGTATGATTGACAGTTTTATGAACCCTTATCAAAGGTATGTTATTGATGAAATCAATAGGCAAAGTCAAATACAATCTAATCAACAAGCAGCAGAAGCTGTAGCATCAGGAGCTTTTGGTGGTGGTAGAGAAGGAGTTCAAAGAGCTGAACAAGAAAGATTAAGATTAGGATTGATTGGTCAAGCACAAGCTGAAGGATTTAAAAGTGCATTAGGTGCTGCTGAAAGACAAAGACAATTTCAAACTGAGGCACAATTAAACCAAGCAGCTCAATTGTCAGCGTTAGGACAAACACAACAGACTATGCAACAGCGTGATATACAACAGCAACTACAAGGAGGGCAGTTACAAAGAGATATTGCTCAAAAAGGCTTAGAGGCACAAAGAGCCACAGAAGTTGCTAGACAAGCTGAACCATTTCAAAGAGTAGAATTTGCAAAAGGTATTATGACTGCCTTACCAACAACAGCATCACAGATTACTGCAACGACAGGACCTGGTGCTAATCCATTAGCACAAGCAGCAGGAGCTGGTATAGGAGCATATGCAGCATATAATTTATTAGCACCAACTGGTGCAGTTAAACAGAGTTAAGATATGGCAATAGAAAATACAAACATATTAAATGCACCTGCTAATCAAGATCTACTAAAAAATAGATTGATTTCTGATGAGCAAAAAATTGTTGATCAACAACCTAAAGAAGTTGCACCTGATGAAAAAACAATAACACCAGAAGTAGTTACTTCTGGCTCAACAACCACGCAACCTACATTTAGTAAAAATGAGAGAATATCCTTAACTCTTTTACCTCTTGCTAGTGCTTTATTACAAGGTAAAAGATCTGGAAGTGGTAGTTTATTAGGAGATACACTTGCAAGTCTTGGTACAGGACTAGCTGGTACTACAGACGTTGCTTTAAAAATAAAACAGTTGGAAGCAGCTGATAGAACAAAAACTGGAACGTCTAGAAAATCTTATAGAATACAACCTAACTTCAAAGGTAAAGTTCAAGTAGGTGGAAAAGAATATACAGCAGCAGATAACTTTAAATTTAATTTTACTGCTGATGAAGTCAATTCTTACCCACAAGGAATATTTGAAGAATCTACAAAAAGCGACACAGCAGATAAAACTGTCAAAATTGATATTAGTGAAGAGTTTGATTTAGGAGATGGTAGAAAACTGCAAGTAGGAGAACAAACTGTACCTATGAGTATTTATAATCAAATTGTTGCAAGTAAACCTAGTATATTAGCAACTACGAAAGATGATGCAGATAGTAGTGTAGATGTATTTACTACAAAAGATGCTACTATTGGAGGAGTATTTTTCAAAGCTGGTACTAATAGAATGACTAATGAGCAAATTGTTGAAGCACAAAAAATACCTGGTTTATTTGGAAAAGCTCCTAAAGAGTTTGCACCTACTTCTTTTGATAAACAGAAAAAAAGAGTAACTGATATTTTAGATAAAGTTCAAGTTTACGCAAAAGATAATAATATAGATATTAGAAATGATATAGATGAAAATATTTTTGACCAATTATCAGATAAAGATATTTTTGATTTACAGTTATACATAGCAGACTTAGCTAGACCTCAAATAGAAAAATATGTTGATGAAAGAGGTAACACAATAACTAGAGAAAGAAAAAGAGCTGATGTATTATCTGCTTATAAAAATGCTTTTGGTGATGCAAGGTATAAACAATTAATTAATAGGATTATTTTAGGTAAAGAAGGAGATGATTCTTTTGAAGCTAATTTAAAAAAACTAGAAGATGGTAGTGAAGTTGATTATGATAAAATCGCATCTGGTTTAGTTTCTAAAACTGATGAAATTGCAAGACAAGCTAAACCTTTAGCTAAAGGAGAAGCAGAGTCTATTGCTAAATCTCGTTCTGCTTTGACTGCATTGACTTCTGCAAGTGAAGTTTTATTTGACGCAAACGGAGAAATAAGAAGAGATATGTTAATAACTCCTGCACAATTTTTAACACAAAAAGGTAGAGAAAAACAAAAATATGTTAGAGCAATAGAACAAGCTGTTGAGGTATTAATCAGAGTGCGTTCAGGTGCTGCTGTGCCAGAACAAGAATTTCAAAGATACAAAAAAATGTACACACCAAATGTATTTGATACATCAGAAGTTGCAAGACTTAAAATGAACGCAATAGTAAATGAATTTGGAACTATGATTGCTCTACTACAGGATGGAAGAGGACAAGATTTATTGAAAGGTTTTGAACAAGATAAAGATGGTAATATAACACAGTTTAAATTTTTAAACCCAGATTATAAAGATGTTGAATTTGATGATGATCAATATTTTAAAAATCAAGCATCAAAACAAAAAAATGAGAAATTTGTAAGATGACTTTTTTAAAAAATAAAGGATTGTATGTAGGTAAAGAACCTGAAATGCAAGATAATGGTAAAACTGTATCTTTTGACAAAGACACAGGAGCAGACCTAAAAGTCAGAGCTATTGTAGGTAATGAAGAAAATAGAGAAAGAAGATTAGCCTTAATTAAACAATACTATCCTGATGCGATAGGTTTATTTGAAGATGGTCCAGAAACTAAGGATGCCTATAGAAATTGGGCAAAAGCAAATAACATTAGTGAAGACAATTTTGTATTTACCAGGCTAGATGAAGATGGAAATGAAATACAAACTTTATACAATCCAGAAGGACTTGTACCAGATTTAGGGGATATAGCGTCTATAGGTAGAGACATAGTTAGCACTTTAGCCTATCCTGTGGGTGCTGCTTTTGGAGTGCCTACAGCTGCACCTACTGGAGGTACTAGTGTTTTAGTAGGAGGAGCATTGGCTGCTGAAGGAGCTGGTCAAGCATATGATAGATTGATTGACTTTTTAGCAAAAGAATATGTAAGTAGAGGCACCGTTACTAAAAATACAATAGATACTTTAGTTAGAATAGGATTTGATATTACAGGCTCTGGTATACTAGATAAAGTAGCAGATGTTGCAAAAAACATAAGAGTAAAAGATACAGTACAAAAAGTTTTAGGTGTTACTACACCAGAAGCTAAAGCATCTAAAGAGGTATTAACTAAAGCTAAGAAATTAGGTATAGAAGTTCCTACTTTAGGGCAAGTTGTAGACAGTAAATTTTTACAGGCATTAGAAAAAAGAATAGCAATGAAACCAGGTGCTGTAAATGTTTACGCTGAGAAAATGAAAGAGTATCAAAACCAAATGGCAAAAGCACTTGTAGATTTGTCAGAAAAATATGGTAAACCTGTAGGCACAGGAGAAGAAATAGGTTTTTTTATACATAAGAAAGCTCAAGACAGAATAGCACAAACAGAAGTAGAACTTAATAAATTATACAATGCTGCATCAGAGGCTTTGCCTGTAAACGCTAGGTCTAACTTAAGTAATGTTAAAGAATTGTATGAAGACTTATTAAACCAACAAGAAAAGACTAAAGATAAGGCTAGAGATAAAGTTATAACAGAAATAAAATCTATACTTGATTTAAGTGAAAAAGCTGTTGGTAGAAGAGGACCTATGCAACAGGGTTATACAGCTCAAGATTTATTAGACCAAAGAAGTATTGTGTTAAGAAATATAAGAGCAGGTGATTCACCACTTAAAGGAGACTACACAAAATCTGAAGTGCCTTTTCTTAAAAGATTACAAACTGCTTTATTTAACGATACTGAAGAGCTTGTAAAAAATTTTGGTGGTGAAGAGGCTTTTGATAAATTAAGAAAAGCACAAGACTACAGAGCTACAGTACAAGATGAAGTATATTCTTTAACTAATAAAATAGAACAAAGAATGAAACAAAAGGCAGAAAATGTTTTCAAATTTGCCATAGATGGCACTGCAAGTGGATCTAAAAGAATAAAAGAAATATACGATAATGTATTAGATGAAGAAGGTAAAAAAGATTTAACTGCAAGTTTAGTAAGAAGAATGGGTTTAAAAACTCCTGATGGTGGAGAGGGTTCAGATTGGACTGTAGGAAAGTTTTTAAAAAATTACAACAACTATTCTAAAGAAGCAAAAAATGTAATTTTTGGTAATAAAGAATTAAGAGATAATTTGAACACTATAGTTGAAATAGCTAATCGTTCTATGGATGTAGAACAGTTTGCTAATCCTTCAAAAACAGGTTATGAAACATCCTCTGTTCTTATGCCTTTGTTAAGTGTTATGGGAGCAACTGGAGCATACTCAGCAGGAGGAAGTAAAGTGGTTGCAGGTATTGTTGGTTCTGGTATTTATATGTCTCCAAGAGCTGCTTTAACCTTAATAAGTAGTCCTAAATTTACAACTTGGTTATTAGACACTTCTAAAAAAGCTGATAAAAATCCTAATATTCTTGCACAATCAATTGGTAATTTAGCTGCAAGTGCTGTAGAAAAAAATGTAGATCCTTCATATGGTGAAGCTGTAGATGAGTATATTAATACTTTACTTTTTCAAGGTCAGACAGAAGAGATGTCACAAACCGAAACAAAAGATGTTCAAACAATGTCTCAAGCACAGCCACCAATAGAAACTCCACAACAAAAAGTGGGTAATGTTAATGTAACATCTCCAAGAATAAATATAGATCCGACCACGTCTCAACCATCACGACAGATGGCTTCTCTCCCAAGTTCACCGTCTGTCGGTGGTGGTATCACTAATGTTGGAAATAAACAACAGTTTGGGGGTTTATTCCCTACCGACAATATTGGTAAACTAATAGCAGAAAAAGCGTGACAAATAGTATGAAAACATTAGCACCATATATAGTGATAATCGTTACAGGTTTAGTAACTTGGGGTAGTTTCTCTGCTCGACTAGATGAGGTAGAAAAGAAAGCTGATAACATTGCAAAGATACAGCAAGATATAGCTGTAATAAAACAAGAGATAGTATGGATGAAATCTTTTCTTATTAATATGGATAAATAGGAAGTGATAGAACATTGCAAAATGAAGTTGACAATACTGGTATAAAAGCGATAGAAGAACAAGATCTAAACACCGTAGTAGCAAATTTCAACGAACAAAATAAAGTCTCTGCATTTCCACAATTTACAGATGAGGCTAAAAAAACTAGAGGTATTGATGAGTTTAAAAATCTTAAAAAAGGTTTTAAAAAGGCTTTACCATATATAGGACAATTAGGTTTAGATTTAGTACCTGGTTCTGGTATAACAGAAATATTTGGTAAGCAACCAGACATAGTTGAAGGTGGTCAGAGACCTTCATTTGCAGGTCAAGTTGAAAGAACTACAGAATTAGCTAAAGAAGGTAAAACTACTGAAGCTGTGGTTAGTGGTGTTGACACAGCACTAACAGGAGTAGCAGGAGTTGGTGAAGGTATTATGGTCGCTGGAGCTATGACTGGTCCTCTTGCTCCTTTACTTGTGGGTGCAGGTTTTGCAATTAAAGGATTGGCAAAGGGTGGTAAATTAATTTTACAATCTACAAAAACTGGTAAAAAAATACTAGCTAATTATGAGGGTAACAAAAATGAAGGTTTTAATGTTACTGATTTAGAAATACCAAAAGATGTTGAGCCAGACCCAGACATACAAACTTTAGAAGATACTATAGATGTACCCACAACAAAAACAGATGACACCGATACAGAAGTTGCTATACCAGAATTAGCAAAGGACCTTAATACTACTGAAGCTATTACAGGCTATGTAGTAGCTCCAAACAAATTAGATAGAGATCAGTTAGTCGCTAAAGTAGAGAACGACCCAAAAGTAAAAATTAAAACAGATAAATATTTAGAAGAGCAAGGTGTAAGTGGAGACACAGTTCCTATTTACAGACTTATAAATGTAGAAGATAAAGTTAAAAGAAGATTGGGAGACCCTTTTCCAGAAGTTCTTAAAAAAGCAGAAATAGGTAATGAGAGTATTATATCTGGCTCACTAACTCCTAAGGCTAATATAAAAACTTATGATTTCTTTGAACCTAAAGTAGGTGTGAATACCACCACTGAACTTGTTAGATATGATGTGCCTAGAGATAGAATTAAAATAGCAATGGGTGGTTTTAAAAATGATATTAAACAAAATGTAAATAAAAAACTTAAAGAAAAAGGTTTTGGTCAGGAAAAAATATCTGGATTAAAAACAGTAACTAATCCAAGTAAAACAGCTAAAGAATTAATAGATATGCAAGATGAAATAATAGCTGATGTTACTGGGTTAGAAAAAACAGTATTGAATAAAGGACCTTCATTTGGTTTGTCTGATGATGTCAATGCAGCAAGAAATATAATAAACGGTAAAATTAAAACAGTAGAAGATTATAAAAATTTTAAAGGTCAAAGTTATTTTGCTTTGGATAGAGATGAGGCGAGAGGTTTATCAAATCAAGAATTTGAAAAAGCAAATAATATAGCATTAGAAAAGGAAGCTAACAAAATTACAGACTTTTATGGTTTACCAAGGTTAGGTACAACTAAACCAGATGAAGGTATAAAAGCTATAGAGCAAAAAGATGTTGATACAAGTTATAGAGTTCAACACCAAGCAAAAGGACCAATGGATGAAAACCCAATAAGATTAGATAATTTAACAAAAGATGTAAATGGAGAACAAGCTGGTTATCCTGATGATTTTTATACAACAAAAGGTAAGCAGATTTATGCTCCTGGTCCTAAATTTAAAGATGATGAATATGGAATAGCTAACAATGAAAGTTATAATATTATTACAAAAGCAAAAAATAATCCAGATATGGAAGTTACTATTTATAGAGCTGTTCCTAACGAAGATAATATAACAACAATAAATCAAGGAGATTTTGTAACTTTGAGTAAAAAATATGCAGAGTTACATGGTGCTAGTGGTTATGGACCTATGGGTGATGATGCTGGAAAAATATTAAAAATGAAAGTCAAAGTTAAAGATTTGTATTGGGATGGAAATGATGTAAATGAGTTTGGTTATTTTCCTCAAAATAAGACAGATGAAGGTATAAAGAAAATAGACACAGAAAATAAAGGGTTAGGTTATCATAAAAATCCATTTAAAACTTCTGTGCAATTTTTTAATGATGTAGTAGAGGGTAAGGCTAAACCACTAAAACAATATGAGTATATAATAGATGTAGGCAAAAGCACTAATGAATTTAGTCCTTACAATAATAGTGTTATAAATATATTAGATAGTAAAACTAAAAACTTTGCTAATCATATTAACACAAGTATACCTACATTTAAGGAAGCACAAATAGCCACGATACAGGCAGCAAGTGCTGTACTACCGAAAAACGCAAAGATATTAGATATAGGTCCTACTGAAGGTGGGTTTATGAATACCTTAGGTAAAGTAAGAGAAGATATACAAGGATTAGGAATAGAACCATCTGAAAAAGCTAACAGAGTATTTGGTATTATTAGTGAACCTAATATGAAAACAGTTAAAAAGGCTTTCTCTGGTTTTAAATCAGAATATAATCAAAAAGCATTTAAAGATGATGTTGATGCCGATATAGATATTACTGTTTTTGATAATGATACTATACCTGACAAATCTTTAGATATGGTATCTGAAAAATTTACCTTTCAATTTATAGATAATGAAAGAGCATCAAAGATTGATGTAATCAGCAAAAAACTAAAAGATGATGGCTTTGCTATATTTGAAGAAAAGTTTGTTCCTAATGTAAAAAATAAAGAGTACGAAGCTAACGAAGCAAAGAAAGATAAATTTAAAAGCAACTATTATAAGACAGAAGATATGACAAAGAAAAAAGAAGAAGTCTTGTTAGGTATGGAAAAAAATATGGTAGATGCTGAAGATTTTGAAGAGATACTAAAAGGTAAATTTAAACACGTTGTTCAGTATTGGGACTCTGGTAACTTCTCTGGCTATATAGTTTCTAATAGTGAAGAAAAGGTTAAAAGTTTTTTAAATAATATGCCAAGTTTAAAAAGTGAATACTCTAATGTAAAACCTAATAGAGTCGTTCAAGGTATGACAACCAAAACAGAAAAAGTAGAGAAAAAAGCACTTGGAGGATTTGTAGATAGAAACACCTATGATTGGGTGTATATAGATGGTTGAGCCAATATCCACTGCTCTCGCTGGATTGGCATTAGTTAAAAAAAGTGTAGAGTTCATAAAATCCAACATAAGCACAGCTAAAGACATAGGTGATATTATCAACCACGTTGATGCTGCAATGAATGGTGAACAACAATTAATTAAAGAAAGAGATAGAAAAGGAGATGACCCATTCGCTGTAGAGAACGTGGCGAAATCTGTTTTAGATGCCAGAATCGCTAGAGAAAACCTGCAAGAGATAAAACTGCTGATTGAGATGAGGTTCCCTGGTGCTTGGGGTCAAATACTAGCAGAAAGAAAAAGAAGAATAGAGGCAAAGAAACAAGCGATAAAAGAAGCCAGAGCAAAGAAGATAAAAAAAATGCAAGAGATAGAGGAGTATGTTAAGTATGGTTTTATAGCTCTTGCAACAGTTTTATTTATTGCAGTATCTATAGGTATCACTATAAAGTTTTTTGTATCAGTAACTAATAAAGTATATGCACATAATTTAGAATATGATGATGGAAGTTGCCGACTATATGAGCCAAAATATTTTTTAATATGTATGTCTGAGGGTCGTGATTATGCCGACACAGAGCTATATTTAGATTACAAAAAAAATCGTGGTAACTGGATTGTAGATGACGAAGAATAATAGTATAATATAATTTTAACTTAAGGAGATACTAATGAGAAAAAGTAAAGGTATGAGAAGAATGGCTAA